ACGCGCTGCGGCCCGATAATCAGGGTGAATTTGAGCGTAATGCTTCTCCGTCATCATCACTGTAGAATGCCCCAAGGCGTCCCTAATTTGCTCCATAGGCACACCGGCTAAAGCTGCACCCGCTGCCCATGTCGAGCGCAAGTCGTGGAAGCGAAAATTTTGTATCCCTGTTTTTTGACGAAACTTGTCAAAATCTGGGTACAAATTTGTGACAGGATAGCCATCCTTTTCGATGATATGCCCCGTGACAGAGTTGTCGTAAGCTTCACGCAACCATGCCTCAACCAATCCGGTTATATCGCATACCCGTCTTGCTTTGCGGCGTTTGCCATCATTGGGTGGATTAAAGTCTATCTGCCCTTCCCGCCATTTTATCTGATGCTTTTGCAATTCAAGTATGGCTGTCTGGCGTGATGCTGTCGATATTGCAATACCTACTGCCAGCTTTAAATGTAGCGGCTCTGTCTGCAAAACATCCAGCAAAACCTTCTTTTCATCCTCGTCAAGCCAGCGCACTCGCGCTTCCTTCTTGTAGTCATTCTTGGGAATGTAAGGCACACCATCAAGCATGTCGCCTTTCTCATCGTCTGCTGCCCAATTGATTGCAGCAATTAAAACCGACATTTCTCTGGCTAACGTGACAGGCTTAACACTGAAAGAACGCTCTTTCTTCCATGCTCTTACGGCAGACTTAAACGCAGCGTGGTCGAGCGGGTCGCAATCGTGAAGTGGCTTTAAAACTCTTAGTATTGAGTTATGCCGCGCCATTGAAACTGCGGTTCTCTGATAGTGTTGGCGTGTGTATTCTTTCAGTATTTCACCCACGTTCACAATACATGAAGGTGCGTGAAGCCTGTTGAATGTCTCTAGGAATTTACCCGCAAGCGCCTCATCTCGCGTGCCAGTGCTTGCCCACTGCGGCTTGCCGTTTGAGTCAGTCCAGTAGATGTACCAGTTTTTCCTATCTGGTCGTTCTTTAAGTTCAAAGGTATTTGACATGATATGTCTCCCTCTATTGTTGACAATGCGTGGGCTGGTATTCTTGTTTTTTTACCCACTTTGATACTGGCAATATCGCCAGATTCGGTCATCCGCAAGACTGTCTTTGCTGAAACTTTCCATCGTTCTGCTAATTCTTGCGGTGTATAAAAATCGCTCATAGAATCCTCACACTGGATAGCCATAAATTTCAAGGCCATCGTCATCTTTTTCTTCTGTTTTCCCATTCCCAATTACCAAGCCACAGCAGTGACATTGCAGCTTCCCATCGTCAGATTTCAGCGCTGTGACGCACATTGGGCATAGGTTGACTGCTAGACGTTGCGCAAATTTACCATCACCTTGAACGATCATAGCCACCTCTAATTGTCGTTGCCGGAACGCAAACAAACCGCCTCACCTTGGAAGATGTGTCGCCTGTGATAATCCATGTATTCTGCCCTTGCCCTCACAGCCCTTCTCATTTCACGGGCAATGTCGGGCCTTTGTTTCCACATTGCACCGTCTGGCCGCTTCATAGCTGGTATCGTGCAATCACGGTTGCCCTTGCTCCATCCAGACAACCATCCGTATGGCAGCAACTTGTGCATCTCTGTTAGCCATTGAGTGCCAGCTACATCTTTAATTTCAGTAGAAAACATGATGCGGTTTTCGGCATCGAATGAGATGTAGCCTTTGTCAAACAGGTAATCCAAATCATAACGCAGCAACAAACCGTTTGCGTAATCGACACACTCATCCTCATTTTTGCAATGGCGTAGAGGCTTGATATGGCTGCCCCTGATTATCTGCTTAATCTTGGTGCCAGTGACTTGGCATATACGCTGCTTGCGCAATAAGCCCTTCTTGAAGTCTGAGCGTATTCTTTTTATGTCACTGTCTTTGAGAGTCTTGTAGTAATGGGACATAAACCCGTTGTCTGGGTTATCTAGTCCTAACCGCTTCATCTCATGCTCTAACGTGCGCGTCATCTATAAAGCCTCTCCTCAAACACTGCGTCATACACACGGCGCACAACGGGGAGCGCGGCATCTTTCGCATCCTTTTCACACAGGCCAATGCGCCATGTCGGGTCATAGATGTTAGACATATGCACATCCACCTCATGCCCGCCGACTGTCAGAACCATGCGCATCTCTATCTGTGGACGCTCTACAGGCTGTCCCAGGCTTGCTGGTTCGCTTCCTCGCTTTTCCAATATCTGTGGCAACATTTCACTCCACAAAATACGTCACCGGCTCCGTTGACTACGCCTGCATTGCGCCAATTAAAACGCTCCTTGCAGCGGTAACATTCATCCCATCTATGTGCGGCTACCGGCTTTTTCTTCTTGGCGCTCTTTTTCTTCCGCACGTTCTAAAATCTCTATAGCTTTCGCTCTCATCTGCCGTGGCGTTAAACGCAACTGGCTTTGCTGCTTGCCTATCACCAGCAACAACCCATCCGTATTGGGTATTGCCAGGGCGGGGTGGGATGCCGCGAGTTGGCCCGCAGCATCCTCATTTGTCTTAAAACGGGATTTCATCATCCATCATGTCTGTTGTTGGTGCAGCCGCAGGCGTGGTTTTAGGCGGCGCTTTATCGGCTGGCACAGCCTTCAACTTGCCTGCAACCCAGGTGTCATTCTTCTGGTAGCCATTGAGATAATACGTCTGGCCACCGACTGTGACTTTGCCATCATAGTCGCTGTGCCAATCTTCCGTTTTATCGGCGTCATCCTTCTTGTTCAGCGAGAATGTCAAATCATCCACGCCATACTTAACCCTTGGGGCATCAGCCATTTACTAACTCCTTCTTTCTCGTGGCAAATTCTCTCATTTCTTCCTTTGGCATTGACGGGCCGCCTCGATTTTTGAAACCCGCCTCCAAAACCTTCAAATCGTCACAATGCCCCACCAACTCATTGAGTTTGTCGGCTGGACAATTCGCTAACAATTCGGCGTTAATAAAAGCCCTGCCGATAGGTTTTACCCCACCGGCAGGGGAGTGGCCTGTGTCCACGGGAGGGAGACTGCCCGTGTCGGAGGTAACAGGCGTTATTGGCTTTGGCGGGTCATCAAAGGCACCATTCTCTGCGCCATCGTCATCCGCGTCCTCGACACCTTTTTCAGTGCCGAAAAGTGAGGCAAGTGCGTAGCGTTTCGCATAAGTGACTGCGCCACCAATCTTCTGATTGTTAGTCATGTCATCCACAATGACAGGGTAACGGCTTTGCCTTGTTTCCCCACTTTCATGCAGCATTACCGTGCGCACGAAAATCATCTGGCCTTCAAAATCCACCTCTTGTGTGAAGGCCAAACCAAAGGCGGCAGCTTGCTTTACATTGTTGATTACAGCGCCAATGGAGGCGTACTGAGAGCGGTTGCCCTTCTTGTCTGGCTCAAAACCGCCTGTTGACTTTTGAAACCGTACCAGCGCCTTTGCTAATTCACTCATTGTCTAATTCAATCCTCTTTGAATTGTTCTTGCTTACTGTCACACGGATGCCCTCGCCTGATGCCGTACTGGCATCACGCGGCACTAGCTTCTTGATTGCTGCCTCTGCATCTTTGAAGGATTGCGCAGCACCAAAGGTTTGTTTCCACTGGTCAGCGTGTCGCTTCCAGTCCAGCGCCTTTTTGCTTTCAGTCATGTCATATGGCTGGCGCTCATCAAGTGGCACAGGCGTATCATCAGGCATAGGAATGAACGGCAACTCCTGTTTCTTTACCGCTTCCATGAAGTCTGTAGCGATACCGATAAGAAGTTTGGTGTAATCCTTATCCAACGTGATGACATGAGTTTGCGGCTCATCCCCGCCGCGAAGAATGTTTAAGATGCCATATTTGACGTATTTGCCAGTGTGTTCTTGGAGAAGATGCCCATTCCAATGAAGCTGGGGGCTGTACTGCTTTAAAAGGCGCGGTATAACGTCTGCCCACGCCTCGCCCCGCTTTGGACGCCCCATGGTAAACTTAGCGTCCATAACGGCCTGATAGCCTTCCCAATCGGCAATACTGCCGTCCAAAGTACAGCGCATAAACGGGTGTTTCTTGGAACGGATGACTAGCTGTTGGTTCTCAACTATCTTCTGATGCTTCCACTCAAACCAAGCGATATTCAACGGTTCTGTGCAGCAACCCATTAAGACAGGCCAAACGCATGTCAAATCCTCTGAATAGTCATATCCGCATTTTTCGTTAAAAAGCTGGGTGATTTTTGCTTCATCACCAGAAGCCAAGGTGTTTATATCGCTACCACCGATTGTGGTTTTGCGTTCCTCAATTGACTTGCTTGAAAGCTGGAAACTCTCAAAAAAAGGCGGGACACGTTTTAGATTTGTGTCACCCGCCTGATTTAGTTGTTCGTTTTTTCCACTCATAAAATAACTTATAGTTACTTATGAGCGTAAAGTAAAGGGGTAATTTACCCTAAGTTAAAAGAAGCGTATGCCTCTGATAACATGCACAGATTCCACCTCATCATGTAAAAACTCTACGGTTTCGGCTGGGTTGTACTTGAAGAAAATAAGTTTCTCCTCAGTGCAATCTCTGTACTCTAGGATTTGGCGTATATTACTGTTGTGGAATGCCACGACAACTGCCCTCCCTTTTATTTTTGGCATGTGTGTATCAACGAAAAGTGTCTCGCCCGCGTTAATTCGGGGAGCCATCGAGTCTGATGGCATATATACTGCGTAGGCACTTTCATTGTTTGACATGCTGGCTGGCTTATCTACCATGTCAATCGGCCTTTCTGTCCAAGTTAAGCCACCGGATTTGTGAGGGTTTCCATAAACAGGCATCCGCTGTGTTACATAGCCATGCTCTAACGATGCGGGCCTTATGCCTTGGCTTGCGGCTGTTATGTCTTTCTCATCAACATTGAAAATTTCAGCAAGCTGAGACAAATAGCTGTCTATAGTACGTCTGCCCTTCTCCATCCGCGAATATTCAGATTGGCTGATGCTCAAGGCATCAGCGACATCCTGTTGTGATTTACGGGCGGCGGTGCGCACGTTGTATAAATTATTTGGGAATTCCATTTGCTCTTTCCTAAGATAGATATGTCAGCGCCAAAATTTACATTGGGAAACCCTGGCGGTGCCTGATGCGGGTGTTGCCAGCTTGATGCCAACCTGCCGTGTGATGATGATTCTGTTTTTACCACTGCTAAACCCTTTCTACTTTAACTAACGGTTAAATAAAACATAGGAATAAAAAACTGGTTTGACAAGCATAAATTACAAGCATAAATTAACCTCCAATTATGAGGGTTAATTATGCGTTTGAATCAATATCTTGTTCAAAACCAAGTATCAGCATCGAAATTTGCAAAAGAGTTAGGCGTTTCCAGCGTGGCCGTTTGGAAATGGCTGAACGGTGTTGGCCTGCCTGCTGGAAAGCATATGGTGGAGATACACAAAGTCACAAATGGGAAAGTCACCTCTGCTGATTGGGAGCCGATTGATGGGCAAGGCCAGTAGAGATAAGGGCGGCAGATTTGAGCGCGAGTTGGTGAATACCGCCCGCGCTCATTCTTTAGATGCTTACCGTGTACCGCTGTCAGGTGCGGCTGACGGCTTTAAGAACGATTTAATTATCAAATTAGGGCGCGAGACTTGGGAATTAGAAGCCAAGAAACGCGCTAATGGCTTCAAGTTTTTATACGACAACATTGATGGCGCTGATGTGCTTGTGGTTGGTGCGGACAGGCGCAAACCTTTGGCTGTGCTTGATTACGAGGACTTTTGCGACTTACTGGCAGGGGTGCATGATGGCAAAAAGCAGGCGATATGATTGGCAGCGGCTTGAGGATGATAAAGCCGCCCTACACTACCGCACTGGCAAGCCGGAAGAAGAACGTGTTTGTCTCAAGTGTCAGCAAAAATTCATGTCATTCGGGAAAATGAACCGTCTTTGCGGTGCCTGTAAGGGCACTGAGGACTTTCGCTACAGCGCATGGGCTGAACAGCATGAGATATTGCCAAAATGATAGTCACGCTCTCCAGACAGGATGAGGCGCAGTGCCAGCAAGCATCGCGGATGCGCTATCAGATGAACCGTGCCAGCAACATTCAACAGCAAAGGAAAGCGCCAAAAGCCGCTGGGAACATAGAATTGCTAGGCATCCGCTGTGAGTGTGCCGTAGCCCGTGTTTTGGACGTGGAATTTAACCCGTACCACCTCGGCATTGACAGCGGCATTGATTTGTTTGCCGGTGACATTGCGGTTGATGTTAAGGGGCGCAATCACGGCACTGGCCTGATATTTCAAAGCAAAAGCCGGTTTAAAGCTGATGTGGCGGTGCTGGTTGAAGCAGAAGGCGATGCCTTGCGGGTAATCGGCTGCGCGTCAAAGCAAAGGTTTTTAAAAAGCGCGGAAACACGCGACTTTGGGCATGGAGAATGTGCCTTTTTGCCAGATGACAAGCTGGAACCGATTGAACGCCTGTGGCGGCTGATGACGGAAAGGCGAGTGAATGACTGACCAGTTAGTAAATCGCAGCCTGCTCAAAGAGAATTTCACAGTTTTGCCTAATGCGCTGCTGAATGATGCCGCATTGAACGGTGAAGGGCTGGCGCTGATGGTTTACTTGCTGTCAAAGCCGGTCAACTGGAAACTGGCGGTGGCAGACATAGGCAAAAGGTTCTCTTGGGGGAGAGATAAAACCTACAAAGTCATTGGGCATCTGATGGCGGTTGGCTACATAGTTAAAGAAGAACATCGAAATGGTGGCAAATTCAAAAACTGCATCTATAAAATCTATGATACGCCTCAAATTTCACCGTTTCCTGAAAAACCGGATACGGTTTTACCGGATACGGCAAATCAGGACTATATAAAGAACAGAGATACTATCAACTTATCTAAACAAAGAACTGACTCTAATGGTTGGTTTGAAAAATTCTGGACTGAGGTTGCTCACAAAACAGCAAAGGCTGATTGCAAGCGCAAGTTTGATCGTGCGGCAAAGACGATAGAGCCAGAAACCATCATCAAAGCCTATCAAGCACAACTAGCAGCGCATAAAAGCAAAGGAAAAGACGCGGAATACTTTAGGCGTCCCCTCACCTGGCTCAACCAACGCGGCTGGGAGGATGAAACACCCGCCGCTGATGGGCCAATCCGGCGGGTCAAACTGCCAGCCAGCGAGGCGGATTATCAGAAAATTCCAATCCAGTTAGTTTTGAACAAGCCAGAATTGAGGGAATACGCAAAAGCAAAGGGTTGGTATCGCGCAGATAGTCCTTTTGACAACCACAAGGAAAAACATGGCTAGAAAGCAAAAAGCAAAGGTTATTCAAGACGCGGACGGCATACTGCCAACTGCGGAGCGTGGGCAACATAATGAGATAGCCACAATCGAAACTAGGAAAGCTGGCCAGCGGGTGCGCAAGGTTGTTGATGGCACCAGTCTGGACTACTACAAGCGGCACGGCATCATAACGGAAGAACAGTATTTTGCTGGAATGCGGTTATATAGCCTTTGGAGGGCCGCAGGGTGGGAGCAACGCCTCACAAGTACTTGGGATAGCCTACCAAGTGGTAACGCCGACTCAAGCGGCTCAGAACGCGCTGCAATGGCTATCGCTGATTTACACATATTGGCGAGAGAAATGGGCGCGCAACTTTACGGCATGGCGGAGCAGATTTGTTGTCATAGCTTGATGGCGACAGAGTGGACGGAGAAAAGCGGGTATAAGAAAAGAGCCGCACCGGATCTGATGCGACTCTCATTAGATGCTTTGATTGATGCTTTCAAGCGTCTAAATCAGGCTTAACAGCTTTTTTAATCGCGGCAAAAGCAATGTCTATGCAGTAACATTCATCTTCAACTTTTTGCCGATGTTCATTGCTGTGTTCACGTTCAAAATGACCAATCCGCTCTTGGTATTCGTTTAAAGCTTCATCAATCACTGTTAAAGCGTCTGATACTTTCATTTTTCATCCTTTCTCGACTTGCAAAAAAACAAGGGCTAGTTGTTTTGCAACTATGCAACGCGATTGACCTGGACGCCTTCAACCCCGTCCAATGTGTAACGGAATGACTGAAAACGTGCATCAAGCTTGTGTCTCACTGCCCACTGGTTCCCCGTCTGGGCAAGCTGAGAGCCGCGCATTGGCTTTTCGCTGTTGTCTGGAACGAAAAAGCCTTTCCCAACTTGCAATTCGCCCCATGGATAAAGGGACACGCCTTGACGGTTGGTGATTGGCTTTTCGATTGCGTCTATGATTTTGAACATTGTCATTAGTTTAGTCTCCCGTTTTAGTGATTAAGGTTGCCAGCTTTTGAGTTATTGAACGGGGAAGCTGGCGTTCTTCCCCAAAATCCGCTTGCGCTGTTTTCGCGAGCCGAATCATTCCCTCCCATGTATCCGATGCCCTGTAATGGGTTAGGGTCACGTCATGCAAGGCGTGCCGGTAAAGGTTGTAATCGGCCCAATCCTTACAGGCGTTTTGAATGTGGATTTTGAACATTGGTTAACCTCCAAATGTGTTGATGATTGTGGCAACGTATCGCCAGAATAGGCTGTCCCGCCCGCCAAGGACGGACAAGGACAGCGGGATAAATACCGCCAGCGATAAGGCGATATCTAATGCGGTTGAGAGTTTCATTGGTTCAAATCCACAAGCTGTATTTCTCCAGCTTTTATAAGCTTTTCCGTTTCAGCCTTTTTCATGTCCAAAAACATGTTGCGGTATTTGCTTGTTGTGGTGCTGTAGTCCCATGCGTTCCTGTCTAGCTTGATGCTGCCATCATAGCTTTTGAACGCAATCAAAGTGTTGTAGCTTTGAAAGTACCAACCATCCGGCGTCTGGATTACAAATTGATTTGCAACTTTGTTGCCTGATGGCGAAGTCATGTTGCGAACCTTTACCATCACGCCGCCTCCAATGCTTTATTGATGATTGGAGTTTTGCCGGTGACCCGCTCAACAATTTCAGCGCAATCAGAAAACACTCCGTCACGCATTGGAATTAACAGACCAAAGGCGTTATCATCGCCTAATGTGATAAACGCGGGTCCGGTTCCGTTGTGGTAG